GAAATTGTGAAATTATACCTGCACAACACGACAACCAACAAGCGATCTAGTGCTTACAGTCTTGAGTACCAAGTTCTGTCGTACGACGCAGAGACTCAGAAGGGTGTAGTCACCAACTTACACACACCTGAAAAGAGTCGCGTTAAATTTGAGACGGATCTATCTAAGGAGACCCTTTTGAAGAACAACTGGAAGCTCTCTAAGAAGTCATATGCAGAGATTAAGGCTGAAGCAGATACCTGATATACTGATGATTTACCAAGGAGACAATCATGCCAAGCAGCCCGAATTATGTACGTGACTATAAGCAAGAACGCAAGACACAGATTGAACGTGGAGAGTCCAGTCCCGGTGGTGACAATGCCAAACGCAAGCAAGCAAGACGTGACATGCTTAAGAAAGGTGCAGTCAAGAAGGGGCAGGATGTCGATCACGCCAAACCTTTAAGCAAGGGTGGTGGTAACACACCAAGCAATTTACGAGCACAAGCGCCTAGCAAGAACAGGAGCTTCGCTCGTACCAAAAATGGAGCGATTAAAAAAGGAGGTTAGTGTGGTAACACTGAAGAAGCTTCGGCGTATAGCTAGAAAGTTAAACGACCCTGATTCATGGTCTGACGAGGTAGACGATAGCAGACCAAGATGTATGCACTCAGATTTCCCAGGCAACTCTAAGCAACGCAGGCAGATGCGCAGATGGCATCGTAAAAATAACCCCACATGTAACGACACCCTCATGGATAATCTGAGGCTAGGTCGTGAGTGTATAGGATAGGAGAAATATTATGTCAAAGATGAAGAAATCAAAAACCGTGGTTCGTGGCAGACCTTTAGGTCAGGCAACAAAGAAAGGCCAAGGCAGTATGCGTGAGCAGTTACGTGCTGTGCAGCGGTACAATCGCCGGCACTCAGGCTACACAAACCACAAAGGTGTGGAGGTTAGGCCAAGAGCTGAGCGCATCAAGCGTAACCACATGCAGACTGTCGGTGAAGAGTTGAGTGTGATTGCTTCTATCTATGATCGCGCCAGAGGCTTTGTACCAGTCAGCGAGTACATGAAATGAGACCTAAAGCCTGGAGCTTCTCAGCACTTAACCAGTTCAACACTTGTGCCAGACAGTACTTTGAGATGTCAGTGGCCAAAAATTACCCTTATGTACAAGGCCCAGAAGCCAAGTGGGGTGATCGGGTTCACAAGCTTATTGAGGATCATGTCGGCAACAAGATAGACCTTGCAAAAAGTGACGCACTCACCAAAGTCATGACCGACAGGGTTCTAGGTATTCTTGACGAGCTTACTGATCAGGGCTGTGACCTCGTAGCGGAAGGCAAGTCAAGCCTTAACCGCAAGCTCAAACCATGCGGGTACTTCGATAAAGACACATGGCTTCGAGGTATCCTTGATTTACTAGCCTTCCACCCGGACGGCACAACGGCGACAATTATTGACTGGAAATCGGGAAAGGTTAAGCCTGACGTTAAGCAGCTACAACTGTTTGCCATACTGGTGTTTTACCACTACCCTGCCATTCAGACAGTTCACACCCGGTTCGAGTGGTTGGCATATAACGATAGTACCTCGAAGACTTACCATCGCAAAGACTTAGCCAAGCTTTGGGAAGCCTTTACACCGGATCTTAAACGACTTAGAGAAGCTTTCCTCACCGACAGCTGGCCGGAAAAGAAGTCCGGCTTGTGTCAGAAATACTGTGATGTGACAGCTTGTGAGCATAACGGGAGGAACAGGTGATGCATACAGCAATGGTTAGAAAGGAGCTTTTAAGAGAGCTTGCTGAATTAGGAATCGCGTCGGATATGGACGGAATTATAAGGCTCTACAATTCGAGTAATTACACGGGATCTGTTGCATCTGCATCCAATGATAACCTGCAAGGACTTGTAGCTTCGCTTAGAAAAATAGGTCGGCGAGATATAGCATCAGACCCCGACACCGATTTAAATGTGCCAGCTTCTAGCATGGCTAAAGAAGCTGTTGAGATTATCCACGGTGACCGGGAGAAAACTTATGGCGATCCAGGTGCCAACCTGAGAACCATAGCCACTTATTGGTCAACTCATCTTGGATGTCCAGTAACAACGACGGATGTTTGCATCATGATGAAATTGTTGAAGATGGCGAGGCTGAAAACAACACCTGACCACCATGACAGCTGGGTGGATGACATTGGGTACTCTTTGTTAAACGAACGAGTTCAGGAGAAAGACGATGACACACCATGATCTTAAGATGTGGAGCGGTCACTTCCAACATGTCGTTGACGGTGATATGAGGGCGGATATGCGCCATACACGAGACCGTGATTTTGCGGTTGGTGATTCAGCAACTTTCCACGAGATAGATACTGCAGACGCTAAGACAGGTCGAACCATATCGTGTCGCATAAGTTACGTCGGCAAACATGGTGTATTGCCAGATCACGTCAACCTGTCACTAAAAGACGTAGGGCTGTTGGTGATCAAATGACAGCCGAGGGAAAAGTCAAGAAACGTTTGAAGGATATGCTGGAGCCGTTTGGAAAAAGCCTGTACCAGTACTGGCCTGTAAGCAATGGTATGGGCGCCCCAGCACTTGACGTGATCATCTGTTTCAACGGTCAGTTCTTATCCATAGAACTTAAGGCTGGCAAGAAACAGATGACTGATCGTCAAGTGACCACAGCAGGTAATATCAATGCTGCTGGTGGTACGACTCTTATGATTAACGAGCATGAAGGCTGGCTTGAGCTGCAGTCATGGCTAGGAAAACACGATAAGCAATATGCAGATACATGAACCATCTAAGAGTATCCTCCTGCGGGTACGTGATCCAGGTAAGTATGAGCAATTCCTGCATAACAGACAGAAACCGATAAACATAGGTCAATTCAACCTTGCTGTTAGGCATGGGCTTCAGGAGACCATAATACTCAATAACATGGGTGTTAAGGCTCCTAGCCCAATACTTACTCAGTATGATTGGCCAGGGAAGTATGCGCCTTGGGATCACCAGAAAATTACAGCAGCGCGGTTAACACTACATAGACGCATACATGTGTTAAATGAAGCAGGCACTGCCAAGACAGCAAGCGCGTTATGGGCTGCTGATTACCTAATGAAGATAGGCAAGGTGCGCAAGGTGTTGATCGTTGCCAAGCTATCCACTCTTGAATGTGTGTGGATGGAGGAAGTGTTCAATGTCCTAATGCATCGCAGGGCTGTGCTGGTGTATGGCAGCAGGGAGAAGCGACTTGCAGCACTGAACTCTGACGCGGACTTCTACATCATCAACCATGAGGGTATACAGGTTGTGATCGAGGAGCTTAGAGCTGCTAAAGACCATGACATACTTATATTGGATGAGGCTTCTGATTACCGGAATGCCACCACATCTAAATATAAACTGTTCTACAGCCTGATAAGGAAGCACACTCGTGTGTGGCCTATGACAGCAACACCATGCCCTAACGCACCAACAGACGCATGGGCGCTCGCTAGATTGGTTGATCCGAGTAAGGTCCCTGTGTACTTTGGGCAGTTCAAGTCTAAGACCATGAAGCAGTTGTCTACATACAAATGGGAACCGAAGCCAGGGTCTGAGAAGATGGCGTTCGACGTGCTTCAGCCAGCGGTGTTGTTCAAGAAGAAGGATTGTCTTGATCTGCCACCAGTAGTGAGGACAAAGCGATCATGTGTTCTGTCAAAAGAGCAGTCCAAGCAGTTCACTCGCATGAAGAATGAGGCTGTGCTGGAAGCCAAGAACCACAAGATCACAGCAGTAAACGCAGCAGACAAAGTAAATAAAATGCGCCAGCTCATGTGTGGTGTTATCAAAGACACAGAAACAGGGTTATATCTTCCTGTCGATTACAAGCCAAGGCTTGATCTTCTGCTAGAGTGTATTGCCGAAGCTAATGCCAAAGTTATAGTAGTCGTGCCATTCAAAGGTATCATCGAGCATCTGGCAGATGATATAGGTAAGCATTACTCTTGTGCAGTCCTCAATGGTGATGTGTCGTTTAAGAAGCGCAGGGAAGTGATTAATGAGTTCAAGACACTTACCAACCCTCACGTCCTCGCGTGCCATCCAAAGGTTATGGCACACGGGTTGAATTTAACAGAAGCAGATACATTGATCTTCTACGCACCGATCTACAGCAACGATGAAGCACTTCAGGTTGTGGAGCGGTTCAACAGAGCAGGTCAAACCCGCAAGATGACCATCGTGGAGATGGGCGCACACCCGCTGGAGTGGTCGATCTACAAGATGCTTGAAGGTAAGCAGGAAGGCCAAGCCAATATTTTAGATTTATACGACAGTATCATCACTTGATGTAACTCTGCTATAGTGGTATACTGTCATTTTAGAGGATTTACTTATGATGAGCAAATATAGAAAAGAAACACATGTGCATATGTTCACGGACACCAAACCAAATCAAATGGAGCGTGAGTTTCTTACTATTTCAATCAGACACACCCACACAGGTGAGCATGTTTCACGTGGAAGAACCACCGATATAACCCAAGCCCACACAGGAATGATTCAAGATCGAGAAATACGTGCAGAGATTGATCACATTACAAAGATGATCCCTGTAACTGTGGTTGTTACTAGAATAGTTGTAGCTGATGACAAAGATCTCAACAACCAAACACACACTTAGAGGATTTACTTATGACAACGTTAGACTCAGCAAAACTGATTAGAATTTATGTAAAGATGCGAGATGTCAAGGCAGAGATCACTGCCCGTCACAAGGAAGAGCTGGCTGACATCACCAGCAAGATGGACACCATTGGCACTGAGCTTAAGAAGCAGATCATTGCCACAGGTGGTGACAGCATCAAGTCCAAAGAGTTTGGCACAGCAACAATAACCGAAAGCATTAAAGCTGGTTGCAGTGATTGGGCCGAGTTCACGCAATTTTTAAAGGAGAACGACCATGACCCCCTGATATTTCTCAGCAAAAGCCTAAAGGCAGATGCTATAAAACAGTACATGGAAGATAACGAAGGGGATTTGCCTCCAGGAGTTAACATCTTCAAAGAATCAAAATTATCAATCCGCAAACCAACCAAAACTTAGAGGTAATTATGGAAGACCAAAATGAAACCCTAGATGTAACACAAGCAGGTTCAGAGTATGTGACGGCATCTGGTTCAATAGACTTAAGCAAGCCGATTCCAGAAATGCGCAAAGATCCAGTCATTGAGTTCAAGCGATTTCTTCGATCTGTAGACCTTGAACAGTGGCAGCGTGATAACCCACACTACTGCATCTTCACCACACAGTTCCAACCTTGCAATGAAGAAGGTTATGATGTTGCCATCTACGTCACATGCGGCAACCTGAAAGAATTCAACAAGCACAACAGCTATGTTGAGGGTCTTCTAAAACTGCGCCAAGATGCTTTGATGGCTGCAGCAGAAGCTGACCCTGGTGTGATTACGGAACCACCTGCCACTAAAGGCACTGAAGGCTTGAATATACCTGATCCTGATGCAGACCTTCAGGCACCTGATCCAAAAGAAAACGTGGTGAAGATTAAGGCGCCAAAAGCACCTTTGAAAAACGCCTAAGTAACAATTTTAAGAATCTTAAAGGAGAAGTAGATGTCAACAGAGTTAGCTTTATTCCCCGGCCAAGCTGGTTTACCAGCCCACATTGCAGATGCGTTTAGTGATGATGATACAAACCTCATCGTCCGAGAAGCGGTTCCTGCACTCACATTTAGAGGCGGCAAGTGGCGTCTCAAGAAAGACGGTGAGGAAACAGTTATAACCAAGCCTGATGAAGATGGTGATGCTATACCAGTATCGACAGTGCAGATGATTGTCGTTGGTGTGAATCAAGCTCGGTCACGCATCTACTTTGAAGGTGACTTCGTTGAAGGCGAGAGCCAGGGGCCTACATGCTGGTCGTCAAACGGTGTGGCACCTGACAGCGATGTTGAGTCACCATGCGCCAAGACTTGTGCTTCTTGCCCTTGGTCAGTTAAAGGCTCCAAGATCACCCAGAACGACAAGGAAGTGACCGCATGTGCCACACTCAAGCGATTGGCGGTGGTGCCAGCCGGCCGAATAAGCATGGGTGCTATGTTGCTTAAACTCCCTCAAACATCTGTTTGGGACAAGGATGCTAAGGAGCATGAGGCTAAAGGGTTCTTTGCTTGGGATCAATATGTCGCGTTCCTGAAAGCTCGTGGTGTAAAACATACCGCATCAGTAGTTACCAAGATCAAGTTCGATCCTAACACTGCTTACCCTAAGCTGTTGTTCTCAGCAGCTAAGTTCGTCGATGCAGACAAGATGGAAGACGTCAAGGCGCTGGTCAACTCAACCGGAGTAAAGGACATGGTTAATGGCAATGCTGTTATCCCAACTCCTGCAAGTGGTGGAGATGAGCAGGTTCTACGGCCAGCAAGTAAGGTTGACACTGCCGCAGCTCCTAAGATTGAGAAAACCAGCGAAGTGATAGACACACCTCCAAAACGTACTCGCGCTCCTCGCAAGGCTAAGGTTGAGCAGGTAGAGCTTCCGCTTGAAGATGATGAGGAAGATGACGGCTTTGGTGATGAAGCTCCGACAAAGAAAGCCGTGGTTAAGCAAGAAGTGCCAAAAGCTAAGAAGGAAGCGCCTGCAGGTGATGCCAGCGATCTTGCAGCGCTTGCAGATCAGTGGGCTGATTTCGATGACGAGTAACAAAATCTGAAAATTGTAGTATAGTGTCAAACCCAAGTCACATGTGTTTGTGGCTTGGGTAACTATCTTTCCCCCAGGATTAGCTATGAAAAATTTAGCCGCATCAAGAAAAAATATAAATCGTGTAGTGCTAACAGCAAAAGAACACCCGGACTGCATTGGCCCTAAATTCGGGCTGCTTGTGTACCGCACTAACCTGCCGGTACCTCAAGTAGCTGAAGCATTAGGTGTCACTAAGGCAACCGTGTACCGCTGGTTCTTTGCCACATGCGATGTGTCTGACGAGAACAAGGTGCTTGTTGTGAAGCTTGGGAAAGCTATCACACGAGCGTATAAAGATAACACGCTGCCTGTCTATGGCTCTCTGTCTGATAGAGTAGCAGTGTTGGATTCAATCCTAAAGGGTGTTGATCTAGGTCAGCATAATGATTAGGGATTTCCTAGACAAACTGGTTCCTCAAGGCTTGAGGATCATCCACACCACAAACAAGACGGCTGACAAACACCTTCCGATTGTGTGTGGTAATTCTGGTGAGATGCTGTCAGCAATAAACCGATTTAAGGATGACGGAAAGACTGACATCTACTTCGCGCTTGGGTCTATAAAGCAAGCACGTATAGATGGAAAGCTTAAAGGCACGCGAGCAATACCAAACATCCAAGGCTTGAAGTGCTTCTGGATTGATATTGATTGTGAGGAAGGTAAGGACGGCAAGTACCCTTCTCATGTTGAGGCTGATGAGGCGCTACGCGATTTCATATGTGACTACGACATGCCACAGCCGATGGTTGTATTCTCAGGTAAGGGTCTGCATGTATACTGGCCATTGGTCAAGCCTGTTCTGAAAGAATCATGGAAGCCATTAGCTGAAAGACTCAAGGATGGTCTGCTGGAAATCGGTTTGAAGTTTGACAGTGCTTTAACCGCCAACCCGTCATGTGTGTTGAGAGTACCAGGAACATTCAACATCAAGCGTGGCACAAAGGTTTCTGTGATGTGTGATTGCGATCCGATTGACTTGAAGGTCATGAAGGAAGCCATACTTCGACTGCCTGTTAGTAAGGCAAAGATTCCAGCTACTCAATCAGCATCACTGCCAGGAATCGAAGGTACTTCTGTTGAAGTCGGGTTAGACAGCAACACAGATAGAAAGTTCCCTCCGTGTGAGTTTGATGAGGTGTTGGAGAAATGCGCACAGGTAGACAACCTCTACCAGACTGGAGGCAAGGACGAGCCTCACTGGTACGCAGGTATAGCACTAGCTAGACACATGACAGATCCTGAAGACGCAGCCATTGCCATGTCAGAGGCTCATGCCGACTACTCAAGATCAATAACGTTAAGAAAGCTTTGGCAATCTACTAAAGAGATTACAGGCCCAACAACATGCAAGAGGTTTCAGCAGTGCGGCCCAGCGGGTTTGTGTGAAGGGTGCCCTAAGTTTGGCAAGATATCCACGCCAGCTCAGCTAGGCCAACCAGAGCGAGCAGTGACAGAGTTCAGAAAGCAGCCAACGGTAACAATAACACCTATTGGTGATATTGAAATACCACGTGGTTATTTTCGTACTGACAATGAGTATGGTGCAAGTGTCATGCACGAATCAAAAGATGGCAAGTCATCTCTGGTTCACGTCGGCAATATATTCCCGATTGCCAGGCTGGAAGATACAAGGACTGGCGACAGCCACATTACCTGGACACTCACCGCACCAAGAAAAAACGATTTCAATGTTGTGATTCCTCAAGCAATCATGGCTGACCCAAAAGCTCTTGACACCCTTCTAAATTCAAAAGGTGTCACAGTACATAACATAACAAAATTAAAGGCATTTATGAGTGCATATATTCACCAGCTACAGAAGATAACCAAACCAAAGAAATTAATTGGTCAACTTGGTTGGAATACTACACACACCTCATTCACCTTGGCTCCTGTCGAATACCACAACGACGGCTCTGTTGAGACACATGAAGTGTCTGATGCCTTCCGTGATGCTATGCCAGGCATAGTCCAGAAAGGTACTCTTGAAGGTTGGGTAGAAGGCATGGAGTTCTACAACTCGCCAGGTCATGAGGCTCACCAACTTATGATTTGTGGTGCTTTTGGATCACCGTTGTACCACATGACAGGGCACAAAGGTGCGCTTGTGTTTGCTTCTGGGGAGTCAGGCACAGGCAAGACCACTGTTCTCAAGGCGATGAACTCTGTGTGGGGACACCCGGTTGATTTACTCCTCAACGGTACCAAGAGTGGTATGACTGCCAATGCCCGAACCACAAAGTTTGGTATGTATCGCAACATATCCATGTGCATGGATGAGATAACTAACTGGACAGGCCCACAATTCAGCGCATTGGCATTAGAGATCACCCAAGGTGAAGGCAAGTCCCGAAGCAACCAGAACGGCACACTATCCAAGATACTAGCTGATTGGGCGTTCATAGGCTTCGGATCATCAAACAGCGATGCGTATGACATGATCCAAAGTGCCAAAGGAGCGGCAGGTGCGGAGTCTATGCGTGTGTTCCAGCTGCACATGACTCTTCCAACATCACACACTAAAGATGAAGCAAACAGGTATTCCAACATCACACAAGATCAAAATTACGGACACGCCGGCCATGTGTTCATCCAGTACGTCGTTGAGCATTATGATGAGATCAAAGAGGACATACACAAGATGATCAATTTTTTGACTGCTCGGCTCGGCAGTGAGACGCAGGAGAGGTTTTGGGTTTCTATATTAGCTACATCACTGGTTGCTGGCTCCATTGCCAAGAAGCTTGGTCTCATATCATTTGATGTGCAGAAGTGCGTGCATTGGGGTGGCAAGCAGTTGCAGAGTACACGCACCAGGGTCAAGGATAGTATAAGAACTCCAGAGGTTATCTTGTCAGAATTTTTAGATAAGTACAGTCGAGAGACTCTCAGATTAGATGCCACACCAACCCCTAAAGTGGCAAATTCAAACAAAAGCCTTTGGGAAGAGGGCATGCCTACCGGATCTATATTTGTTAGGGTTGAGGATTACACCACCCACCATTTGGCGTACATCACCAAATCAGTGCTGAAAGATCATTGCAAAGCGGCAGGTGTAAATTTCACTGAGATGGAATCGGTGCTGGTGTCTAATGCTGTAATATTGAACAAGCAAGCCAAGAAAGTTCTAGGTGCTGGCACCACAAAAGCCGGTGGGCAAGTGTGGTGCTGGGAAGTAGATATGACCAAGCTATAACAGCAAGATCACCAGACGACCTATAATTGTCCCAAACTCTAACGCGCTGTTCAGGGTTTGGGTTTTATCACCTTGCTCCATTAATTTGTTAGTAGCTTCGTACGACATAGTAGCTATGGAGTCGTAGTCACGCAGAACACCAAGACTCAATGGTTTATAGCGGTGAGCATTGCGCTCAACCACCCCCTTAAGATTGGTATATTTTACGCTTAGTATCTGATAGTCTTTTTTAAATCGCTCGAACAAGAGCGGGTCAAGCATAACCGCTTCAGGATTACCCGCCCAGGTAGACCTGAACTGCATGTAGAAGTCATACGTGTCTTCAACAATTGCCGCATCAGCCGGTGACAGCTCTACAGAGAGGATAGCATCGAGCACATCGCCTGACATAACAGCTTCATCTACAACGGCAGCACCAGACACCGCTTTACCAACATCCAAACCTGTCGCACATCCCGATAGCATAATTGCCAATGCCATCGCAAGTAGTAGTTTTTTCACAGATCACCTCCTTTATTTTCTTTAACAGCTGAACATGCAGCTCTGTAGTTAGCAGGCCACGTCTCTGGGTGCGGCTTTCCAGGTCTCCAATTACGGAGATAGCACTCCCATGTCACATCCACAAAAGCTCCAATTTTTGGCATTGGTTGTGGATCAGTCCATAGAAGTAATCGTGCGAACACAACAGCCAGTGTGTCGTTGTACACCAACGCCTCGTACGCATGGATGGTTGATATCTCCAGTTCCCGAAGAACCTCATTAGCTAACAACGATGAGCTGTGGTGCTGCAGCACACCGATGACACCGCCACCTTTTTCAAACTGGAAGAACCCGTGAGCAGGGCCTCCAACCTGTCGGCGATGTACGAACCTAGACTCCTGCAAACCAATTGCCAAGAGTAGCGCCTCAGCATCCGAGGAGCGCATCTTTTCAGGTAGGTGCATTAGTCCAGGTCGTATGATGTTGACCAGCGCATAGCTAGGAGTCATTACCATTTTCTCCAAAAAGCTATGTTTAAACCTTTCAACATTATCTTGGCTACCCATGTCGGGCATAACTGCTCATA